AATGTCAGCCTACATTTCGAGATAGAAAAAATCCTTAAAAAAAGACAAAAACTCATAACTGTTATACAGGCTGTTTTTATTTTTTTTTTTTTTTTTTTTGGTTTTAATATACATACAAAAGTGGCGTAAATATAAAGTTGCAGCCTAACATAAATAGACTACAAAGTTTATTTACGACTATATACGCTGCGTATATAGATTTACCTACCAAAGGCATCTAACTTAAGGTGAATAAGTTAGGAGTACAGAGAAAATAAAAGACTTGGAAATCTTCTCCAATGGCGCACAATCGCGTCACATAAGACCTATCAGATGGTCCTGGTTCAATAGTGGAATGCACTGACAAACGCACGAATGGATCCGTTCGTAAACCGAACCATCCATCAACTCCAAGTGTATAGTCTACACGTTGAGCATTACTCATCCTCTGTATACTATAATATGGTGACTCTATTTCAAGTGCACCCATATTACCCATCATTAATGCTGATCCAGCTAATCCAGACTGATCATGTAAGAAACTCTTGGGATCAGGACCTAGATCTGATATGCGCCCCCTCGAAAATTCACCTGTCGAGGGTATAGCTGAGTACATCGTACTCCTAGATAAAGGATAATGCATATATTTCCAACGCATGGCACCTCTCCAGCCTACAAAACATTTTATAATCATGGATATCACAGTTGGTGATATAGGCATGAAAGTGTTTGGAAAATACTGATTGTAGTTGGCTGCATACCTTGGTAGTGGTATACTCGGGTACACCGCGGAATGGTACAAATGCACTGGCGTGGTCTGAGCTGTATCTTTAGTGCCTAAGCGCAAGTGATCTGCTTTTTGATATCGTTTCATTACTTGTCTCATAGAAGTGATTTCTTCGCCAAAGAATACTGTGGTCCTATAATTGGATTTAATTCCGACGTCGTGGGATACTTCTACGTCTTCGGCGATGGTCAGTAATTCGGATTCCGGCAACAATTCAATTGTATCCGTATCTCGAGGAACTGCTAATTCGAAATCATTTATTTTGGTACTCACAATCACAGTAATGGCAGGAGATATCACTTCATCAGGAACTGATAATAAATTTTCAACATATACACTAATCGTTCCAACATGTGTATTTCTGTTAAATGCAGGTAATGGTAATGAACTAACTGTAGGAAAAGACGCTCCTTCATCCGTAGCGTGACATCTTAAATAGTTCTGATTAGTCATCCATGGACATGGTACGCATATGTTAGACGCTTCAGATATGTCTAATACCCATGACATTACCTTGTTATCGTTCTCGGCGGGAAATGTAGTGCTTGATGTACCTGGATCAACTACAATTCTTATCCGACCGGAGTGAAATCCGCAATGAACAATGTCAAAGTTAAAACACACTTCACCTCTCCAATACTTAAAAAATTGACTTATGTATGATTGAGGTGTGGTAACAATCTTTCTGCCCACGCGCGCAAGTCTGTCAGTGTATACTAACGATCTAAAAATCATCGGTGTAATTGGCATAAACCATAGCCGGGAACGCTCTACTGCCGTGTGCGACCAAGAAAAATTGTCTATCATGGTCATCCTACTTCCAATTGATTTTATGGATAAATCATCTTCATTCTGCAAACCAACTGTTCTAGCATCGATCGTTAATTCTTGCTTAACATCCATTGACAACTTCTCACTAGTATCTACTGTATTCATCGTGGCTAGACTACCAGTTGGAACTAGTCTATGCTTTGATGGTTGTTTCAAGTCTATAGGTCGTGAATAACCATAAGACTTTGCAATCATGGCGGTTGCACCTGCAGCTATATTAGTGGCCTTAGCATAATCTCCGATTACAGGAGCATGCTCCAATTTTCCTGCAATTTTGGCAACGACTGATGCTGGTTGCGAGATAGGACCTGTATACTCATCAGACTGCGGAACTAAATTCGTTGTTACTACAGGTGCTGCTACCGGTATTGAAAAAGGTGACGTACCTCCTGGATTTACTACTGGCGGAGTGCCAAATGAAAAAGGAGCTGATATTGTAGGTGTGTATAATTCAACATTTTCCATCCACGCATAGATAGATACAGTTAAATTTTGCAATTGCCCGCCGGCTGTTCTCAATGGCGCAACAGAAGCTACATATAATGAACCCATGTTAACGACATCAGAAACGTAAGCCAATTCTAATGAATCTACAAAGTTAAAAAATGGTAAAATCATCTCTCCACCTTCACTACCACATGGATTGAGTAAAATATGCTTGTGCTGTGACCACTGCATTATATCTACTACTCGGTTTGCGTTATTACTCACAGGAGTGGTGTACTCATTAGTTAGTGGTCTGTAATATGCCATCAATCTGCCATAATGAAATGCAGATCCATTGATCACAAATTTAATGTGCATATTACCTCTGATGTGTCTGAACCCTCTTATCTTTTCTAAAACAGAAGGTATAGTCAAATACAACCACCACGGATAAAATCGCAAATTCACATCACCATTCAAAGGCCACCTAAATGTACCTATACGAACTGGTCTTTTGAGAAAATTCTCCAATGATAAATTGTCTACAGACGCCGAAGCAGTGATATCCATCCTACTGCCCATATCCAACATATTCCCACCCGCGTCCACGAATGATGTCATCTCTGATTCTGGTTGAAGCTCAATTACGCATTGAGTCGCGCGAGTACTACTAACCGTACTTGGTTGTTTATTATTTGTTGTTGTAAGATCATATGTGTCAGCCCTTCCCTCGACCTCTAAAAAGGAAGGGCCACTACTCTTTTCTATCGAATCATTCGTCAATCTCCACCTTGAGCGAGGTAGAGATCCGTAAATCAGATCAGATTCTGCGAATAAATAATCGCAGGTATTGGATGCCACGTCTCCATCAGATAAGTCGTAAACACCCGGAGCAAAATTTCTTGCATGGAATTTATCAAATAACACCGTCAGCGCTTGAGCTGATGCTATTGAGTCATCCGGAACAAAATTATTGTCTCCAATTACAATAGTGCGAGTCAAATTAATGACATCTACTATATTATCTTCCAATTCTAAAAATCTCTCTCTGATGAAAGTGGAGAGATTTTGTCGCAATACGACGTCTGGGTGCTCATCGTGCAAATTGGAAGTAGCACGATAAGTAGAAAACATTTTAGCTAAACTAGAGAATTCTAGCACACCAACCCATCGCTTTAATAATGTATGTTGTCTAAATGAACGCTTCAAAAAACTAACTTCTTCAATACAATCATATCTTTTATTTGTTAAATCAATGGATTTATGTGCATCTGTCCATACAATTCTAGATTTAGCAAATACACTCTGAACGTTCTGATAATTGAATAAAGGTACGTCCGCAGAAACGCTGCACAAACAATCATCGCCGTATGTAGTTAACACTATGTGATCCGTAAAGACGTACTTAGGATACAATGTGTAAAAAGCATACCTGTGTAATAACTGGTTGGCTATACAATTCACAATCACAGTCAAAGGATTCCCAGAAGGATTGCTACCAGCAACTTGAATGTAACTACCGTCGTAATCATAAATAGGGAATGCTATCTCCATAGCTATAGTTCTCATAGCCCTAATATCCTGACTCGAGTATCCAGCCACATTCGCAATCATGATCATAATCTCTATTGATCTTTGAATTAATATGGGACTCATGGTTTTGTCGTAATTCTTATAATCACCCGCTAAAAATCTAGGATATTTCAATAGGTGAGTGGCTAAATGGTCCCAATCTGGACCAAATGTATTAATTCCAACGGCTAACTCGCAGGTTAACCATCTATTATACATAAATCGTACAATGGGACTAAAATACTTTCTTACAACGCATGTAAAAGCCAAATCGCAACCACCGAAAACACGCATCTTTCCTTTACCCTTCTTCAGTGCTTCATCCTTAATGCAGGCCTTAAAAATAGTGTTGATGCGTTCTCCATTGCGTAATTTCTTATCCAATTTACGCACTTCATCCCATATTTTTTCTGTGAACGTGAAGTTATGAGACACGTAGGGAGATGATTCCAACTGTATTGCGTGCTTGAGTTTGGGTCCTGGTAAGTGCGGACCACCTGAAGTTTTTAAGTCAATGCGAGTTAATCCGTTAAGACCATCTCTATTATTGACTATCATCAACTCAGTATAAGGATGTGTATCCTGTCTGAGAATCAAATCAGCTTCTGACCAAGCAGTAATATACGTACTCAATAGATTACCATACGCTGACGCAAAAGGAAGAGGGTCAAATCCACCTTTTACTTCAGAAATGGCAGTAAGATCTTTCTTCCATATATCACTCACTGTTATACCCTCAGATTTCATAAACTCATGAGTCGGAGGATAATGCGAACGACTCAAACCCAATGTAGCACACACAATATCGGCTTTGGGATGCTCCCTATATTGTGTTTTAAAGGTTGTCAATTGTCCATGACTTCCCATATAGTCGACGTGTACGCATGTGTCTACGTCTAATTTCCTCAAAGCATGTCGCAAATGAATATCTGATTCGGTCACTAAAGTCTTACCATAAGGAACAGGTAATGAATCTTGACCGGATATTAAAGCAGTTTCGGGGAAATGACTATGAGCAATGGATTTTAGTTCATTGGGGTCTATGTAAACACCGGCTCCTTCTGTGATCGGTTTTTTATACTTTTCTCCACTTAAATGGAACGCAAGTATAGACGTACCTCCTTCGTCTACAACAGGGCTCATACAATAGCCACGGGTTGTCCCTCCGTGTACTTTGTACATCACACCATCATATTGCTGTGCGTAAGTTACTTTCTTCTTATCATCTTCTGATTTACCTCCACATATATTATTAATTGCTACAATGCGTTCCACATCAGCTCTCAATAATTCACCGTCCAAGGTTTTCGTATACATGATACCTCTCTTGGAAGCCATCACCCTCTTAGGCGCTATGTAATTCACCATAGATGGAACAGTACCAAATGATGGTATATTGAGTATCGCCAAATCGTACTTAGGCAATCGCAATAAATTGATCTCATCATAGGGTTCCGTGGTCATTTTCCCTATTTGACCGTCCCCTCTAGTCCTCAAAATAATACCAGTGTACTCAATATCGATATTAAATGAGTGATTAGGTACTAACCACAATGTCCCAAATAATGGGAAAGCATTCATAGAACTAGCTTTAGCTTCTGACCCCACATAATACAAAACTTGCAGGGTCGCGAGTGATCTATTTAATTTCATACGAAATTGAGTAGAAGTAGAACTATGTGATTGAACGGACCTTGGTATGTCTTCTAATACTAATGACTTGTGCCCACCATCCGTCGGTAATAATCGTGGTGTTATCACACCCTCATCTATGTCCTCCTCACCTCTTTGGGGGTTGAAGTCATTAGGAGTTCTCCACATATCTAAAAACTTTCGCAAATATGGAGAGACCATACGAATAGCCTTAGCCGTAGCTGATATAGCAATTTTCGCCGCTATTCCAGCAGCTATCACATGGCGCAAAGAGAACGTCTTGGAAATACTCTCATACAAAGACTTTCCTCCGAATTTAATCCAGAAAGTCTCTATGGTTGCTATCTTCCACTTGTTAAATGACCATCCCCAATAGTTCATGTAATCATCAAGGTACTCATCAACCGTTACTTCCTCCCACATCGAGTCGGAATCGTCGATTGAATCACTACGATAATATAAGGCGGCTAAAGAACGACCTAAACTAAACTCACGTACGCATGCTGTGAATAAAGCGTTTTTTTCATCATCTAGCAAATTCAATTCTGCCTTCACATAATCGAATGCCTCTGTGAACACTGATTCTTGCCAACCAGAGATATCACTATTACACAACCATTCTCTTTTCAGTTCATTCCGTATATTGCCCGGCTCCATGTCTGCTATAGTCCAACTCAATTCCAAATACTCATTGCAACGCCGTACCATTATAGCATTTATAGCTGAATGATACTCACGAGAAAATGAATTCAAAATCAAATGAGACCTATCCAATTTACCTTGCGCAATAGATACGGCATGCCTGAGTTCAGCACGCCGGATGTCACATTCTTCATCTGATATTTGGGGAAATAATGTGCGCTTCACATCGGTGCAGAATCCTTTGAAGTTATCTATCAGGCCCTCAGGTAAAAAAGTAGCCTTCGGTTTTGCAGATTTGCACTTACGACATAAAGATGCATAAAAAGAATGTTCACACATTTCGTCGTTACTCATGTCCCTCATAGATTCTACGTACTGCTTCTGAGATCTATAGTGTTTTTTTGATTCTAACATCAAAAATTCCATTAAGATGTAAGGGTCTTTGGTCACGAACTCATCAATGAACTGATAACTACCTGGTATTGATTGCACCGTCTTAACCGAAAATTCCCAAGCTGGGGTATAAATACCGTGTATCAGTTTTGAAGAGTCAACTGTATGTTGTTTGGTGGCATAATCAGGTAATAATTTCGTATGAATATGATAGTGGAATCTTCTTAATACTGATGCAGGTTCTATAGACCATAAAGGAGATTGCAAATCGGGGCAATTAGTAGTAGCAATAGTCAATTTGTTATTAAAATAAACTTGACCTTTCTCGTGAACAGACGCTTTCACTGCTGCGCAAGGGACGTTGTTGATTATCTTGATCACATTTCCTAATGGACTGCCCGTTTTATAAGACTGCGGAGATCCATTGCACAAATCGTCCATAATAATAACACTCGTACCCACCTTAACTTCTGATTGAAACTTATCGGCTTCGTTCAATGTCACACGATCTCTCGGTTTACAACTAATGCCATTGCATTTACATATGTGATCTATAATACCACCATAGATTGTTGTTTTTCCTATACCGGATGATCCGCTAATCAAAATACTAAAGGGTTGCTCACGCAGAGGCTTACGCTTTATATCTTCTCTGGCTTGAATAGCTATTTGTGCAAGTAATACTAACTTCCTGCTGACGTTAATATATGTTTGAGTGAATTTGGATTTCGATTCCACTTTCGCTAATTCTTCATACGACTTTACTAGTTCCTCCAATCTAGTAAGGTAACCATTAGCAGTACCAAACGGTGGTGCAGCGTCGTAGTTGATCAGAAAATCCTCATTATCCAAGTAATCCTTGCAAGCAATTACATGTACATACTCTGCATCCAGAGTAAAAATACGGGAATCGTCTATAAATAAAGACGTTATATTGCCCGAAAGTATCGCTGTAGATACCTTGTCGGTCACAAATAAAACGCTTTCAATCAAAATCTCAAGGATATCCATTGATCCGGATGAAGATTTATTAATTGTAGTTATATCTATGCCTGCCACCTTCATAATTCCTGATTTGTCACACAAAGAAATGAACGAATCAGGAATAATTTGTAGCAATAACAATGATTCAAATATTTTCACTATATTACGAAAAATTTGAGAGTTCTTCATCAACTTAAAGTCAGAGAATATACTCTTAAAATCGTCGTACGTACTTTGAGGTTGCAGTCCCTCATTGATTTCAGTCAGTTTATCGGCTAATAACTTTCCTGCCCACAAACTTATACTCCTCTGAAATCCAAGTGTCCCTACGTACAGATACGCCACTGAAGCTGCCCCAGCTATACTGGACGTAGATCCTACTCCTGTAACGAAAGCAAAAAAACGCTCAATATGGACCATGATAGTTTCTAAAACTCCGTCAGGAGGGGTTTGTATAGCGGACATTGTAGAATTAATCTTACTTTCCACGAAACTTGCACCGTCGACAAAGCCCTTGCAGCGATCCAAAAAAGTCATAATGTTGGATTCCGGCTGTAGAAACTTTTCCGTAGGAATGTTTCGTTTAACATTCCTATCATTCTTACACCTCCATTTAATAGTGTTAACCTCCTTAACACTACCAATTGAGCATCCTGTACTCCCAAATAATTTAAATAAAGAAATCAAATTATCCATTTCATCTTCTGATGAAATAAATTCATAATCCAAATTAAATTGTTCATGAGAGTAAGAATGCAAGCCAGTAATCGTACTTATACTAGAACTAAAGTAAAACCATCCAACTTGTGTGAAAAAGAAAGATATACCCAAAGTACTATCAATCTTAACAACTCCAACACGCTTCACATCACGAGTGGAGAACCAAATGTTTCCAAATTTATCTCTAACCAGATATAATTTGTGCTTAAAAGTTGATATGGGCTTAATATCCAACTTAAAACAACATTGGTTTACAATACTAACAGCCGTTTTAGATGATCGCCATGTCATATATTTTACACTTCCTTTGTGCAAAATATCACGACTCGTATCGCCATCTAAGGTGAAGAACTTGTCACCTATATAAGTAACACCACCAACAAGTGCACACTTTTTTCTACTATTTAAAGCATCCTCCAAATTGCGCTTATTAAATCGCTTTGGCGCGATATCACTCTTAGAGCTTAATCGCGCCGAATGTTTATAGTCCTTTGACTCTGTTACCTCCGTTCTCTTTGTGTTACTCTTAATATCGTTTAAACTTTCTATGACCATTCTGATTTATAATAAAATATATCGAATAGTCCAGAAAGCAAAACAAAACTAAGACACGGGTCTTGGTTGTGTTCCTGCTCACTGGACACCACAAGCCTTACTATCCCCGGGATTTTCCTTCCTTAATGGGTTTCAGCTGTACATTTCGCTAGTAAAATATAAAACATGGATATTTTAAACCTAGTGACATAAGATCGCTCCTTTATGTCATGCTACATTACTTGAGGTGATTGACTATCTCCGCATACTCGAAGTATCGCGGACCGACTGTTAGACATTGTTAATTACGGCCAATGCTGCCCTCGAACGCTGGATTCTACAAATTCTGGTACGACCATATAAATGCAGAGGTGTTTCCGACTTAACTAGCGCGTCAGCTTGTTTCCTGTCGTTTTTCGTTTCTAAATCAAACTAGAGATTGCCTCAATATTTAAAATTCTTTACATAATATCATATCATATCCACTACATAAAACGTTTGTACCGAGCTAATGCTGTTGTAACTTCATGATATAACTACTAAGAAATAATAGTAAAATTGGTGTGTTCAAAATGTGGTGCTGTGCACATTTCTATCCTTTTAACAGGAAGATTACAACTAAGTTGTATTTAATTCCCTACCAGAACATGGGTAGGACACGGGTTCACTATATCAGTATACCGTTGTTGATAACATGTCGCTATATTACATAGCTAATGTATCACCGAAGAAACCATTCGGGATGCTTATAGTCCATCAGACTATACTGCTCATAATTATGAGCTACAGGTAGTTTAAAGATCTACCAATCTAAGGCGGCTGTTAAGCCGCCCTGGTCAATTATGGATGACCAATCCACGTGATTATAGGTTCACGAACCATGTGTGTGCATATCCGAGCACACAACGGGAAAAAAAAGCCTGTATAGAGATAGTTAAGTAAAAGTCTATCTACATATCTAAAAACATATACGCCTCACAGTAAATCATATTAGCTATCTAAAGCCAAATATGATGTAAAGCTGAGAAATAATATGGTTGTAGACTATGTAAATCAAAACAGATTACATATCATACCGAAGCCCATACG